ATGTCAACACAGGTAGCACGTTTAATGAATGTGCCTGCATATTACATAAGTGCAGATATGAACAACAGCATGACGTATGCCAACGTGCAAGATGAACGCCGTCAGTTCGTTTCTCTATCACTAGCGCCATTTTTACACGCTATTGAAGGCAGATTAAGCATGAATGACATTACAGCATCAACTAACATTGTTAAGTTTGATGTTGAGGATGCTTTCTTGGCTGTCAATGCTATTGAACGCTTAACTGTAATTGAGAAAATGCTTTCACTTGGTTTAATTACAGTAGAACAAGCCATGGAAATGGAAAACCTATCACCGAATGGAAATAAAAATGCACCTAACATTTACTAGCGATTTAGAATGCTCAATTAGTGAGCGCACTATCTCAGGCAAAATTGTGCCGTTTGATGGTGAGATTGGGCAGACATCTGCTGGCAAAGTTGTGTTTGAAAAAGGATCAATTGAGATTCCAGATAGCCCTAAGCCAAAGCTTTTGCTAGAGCACGATGCAAAAAAGCCAATTGGTCGCATGGTGTCTTACAGAGAAGATGAAGATGGCATGTATGCCACATTCAAGATTAGCAACACGACACGCGGAAATGATGCGTTAATTGAAGCATCTGAGCAACTACGCAGCGGCCTATCAGTTGGCGTTGAAGTAATTGATGGCAAGCGCGATGGTGGCGTTTATCGTGTGCTAAAAAGCAAAATGGAAGAAACAAGTCTTGTTCAAGCTGCTGCGTTTAAGAGCGCGGAAGTTTTGAGCGTTGCTGCATCTGAAGATGATGCTGCAAAAGAAATAACAACCCAAAACGAAAGCGAGGCCGTTGTGGAAGACACAACAAACGCCGTAGCCGTTGCGCCTGAGGTTGAAGCCCCTGCGGTGGAAGCTTCGCGCCCAACAGTTACAGCACCAATTTATGCCAAGCCACGTTTAGAGTTCACTAAGGCTAAATACCTAGAGAACACCCTACGTGCAAAGTTCCTTGGCGATGAAGATGCAGCGATGTATGTTCGCGCTGCCGATAACGAAACAACAACTGCACCTGGCATGGTTCCAACCCGTCAGCTAACAGAGATTATTAACCCACTATCAAATGCAGACCGCCCAATGATTGATTCAATCAGCCGTGGAACTCTGCCTGATGCGGGTCTTGTATTTCAGATTCCTAAAGTAACTGCTGTGCCAACAGTAGATCAGATTGATGAGAATCAAGCAATTGCTGATTCACAACTAACTGCATCCTTTATTAACGTTGATGTTAAGCCATTTAAAGGCCGCGCTATTACAACTGTTGAGCTAATTGATCGTTCAAGCCCAGCATTCTTTGATGAACTTGTTCGCCAAATGGAGTTTGCATACGCAAAGGAAACTGATTACTACGTAACATCCGAAGTTGCAAACGATGGCGTTCTAAACGCAACTGCAACATCTGAGGACAAGACAGGTCTTTTGACTTACATCGCAAACGCAGCAGGCGCAATCTACAAGGGAACACTTGGCTTTGCTCGCAACATTGTGGTTTCACCAGAGCAATGGGCAAAGATTATGTCCTATGAAGATGGTGGCAGACCAATTTACATTGCATCAAATCCACAGAACAATGGTGGAGTTCTTTCACCAGATTCTGTTTCAGGAACTGTTGCAGGATTAACCTTGCGTGTCAACCGCCAAATTAGCGGAACTGGCGCAACAGGTCTTGGCGATTACTCAATGGTAGTTGTCAACCCAGATTCATATCAATGGTTTGAATCACCACGCTTCCAGCTTCGCACAAACGTAAACAGCGATGGCACAATTGACTTGCTGTATTACGGATATGGCGCACTAGCGACAAAGGTTGGCGCTGGAGCAAACTGGTTCAACAAGTCCTGATCTAACTAATAGGTCGTAGAGTTACCCCGGCGCACAGCCCTTGCGCCGGGGCTAACATTAGAAAGGAAAGACAATGCCTGCAACATACGTAACTGAAGCTGAACTGCGTAGCGCACTTGGCATTGGTGCTTTATACAGCTCAGCAGTAGTGGAAGAATGCTGCCAAGCTGCTGAAAATATAGTCAAGGATAAACTGTGGTTTAACGACCAATCAGTTACCGCTTTAGAAGGATTTGGCACTTACGGCAAGATATTTCTTGCCAGCACAGCAGACCAATTCTATGTTGGTCAAGTTGTAACAGTAGAGAACGTGCGCCAGCATTTTAATGGCAATAGAACACTAACTGCTGTCAATGGTCATTCACTAACTTTTAATTTAGGTCAACCTGTTACAGAGCCTTACCACCAAGTAGTTCCTTATGGTCGCGTTTATGCATCTACTAACATTGATTACGAAACTTTACCTGAAGTCAACTTAGCATCACTTATGATTGCTGTTGACATTTGGCAGGCTCGCCAAGCTTCTAACGCTGGCGGCATCTCACCAGACTTTCAACCTTCGCCGTATCGCATGGGCAATACCTTAATGGCACGTGTTCGCGGTTTACTTGCGGATCACTTAGCACCGGGCGGTCAAGTAGGATAATGTCAGCAATCTCTACCCTACGAGGAACAATCGCGGCTGCGCTAACTGACAATACGGCGTGGCAGGTGTTTTCCTTCCCACCTGCCACACCGCTTGCTAATAGCATTGTGGTGCAGCCTGGCGATCCATATATTGAGCCAAGCAACGATCATTACAAAGCAATTAAGCCTAAGGTTAACTTCAAGCTCATAGTGCTAACCCCTATGTTTGATAACCAAGGCAACCTAATTAACATTGAAGATTATTACCTAAATATAGTAAACAAGCTGGAAGCATCATCAATTGCATACTCAATTGGAACTTTCAGCGCCCCGGCGGTCTTAACCGGAACAGCAGGAGATCTGCTATCCGGTGAAGTATCAATCAGCGTTCTATCCGATTGGAGCTAAAACATGGCTGATGTAGACAAAGAACGCGAGGCTTTCCTTGCCAAAATTGGCCAAGTAGAGCTAAGCGAAAAAGCACCAAAACCAACAACTAAGAAAGATGAGGAATAGTCAATGGCTGTTTTTCTTAATAACAAAGTTGGTCTAAAGATTAACGCTGTTGATCTGAGCGACCACGTAACAAGCGTTACACTTAATCAGGCAGCAGATGAGCTTGAAGTTACCGCTATGGGCGATACAGCTCACAAGTTTGTTAAAGGCTTGGAATCTGGAACGCTTACTGTTTCATTCTTAAATGACACAGCAGCAGCAAACGTAATGGCAACCCTTCGCGCAGCTTTTGGAACAACTGTTGCAGTTAAAATGCTTCAGGAGAAACTAACTGCTGTCGGTGCAACCAATCCGCTTTACACCTTTGATATTTTGGTCAATAACCTGACCCCGATCAATGGTGGCGTTGGCGATCTTGGAACACAGGACATCACCTTTACGCTAAACTCGGTTGTAACGATAGCCGACACCGGCACGTTCTAATTTAACAAAGGGGCAAAAATGGCAAGTCTTAAAGTTGTAAGGGCAGATGGCACGGAAAGTATCCACGAGATAACACCTGCTGTTGAATATGCTTTTGAGCAATACGCTAAGAAAGGCTTTTACAAGGCTTTCAGAGAAGATCAAAAGCAGAGCGATATTTATTGGCTTGCATGGGAGTGTTTGCGTAGAGCAGATGCACCAGACGTATTTCCATTTGGGGATAAGTTTCTTGGAACTTTAAAGGCTGTTGAAGTTCTTGGTGATGATTCCCCAAATGGCTAACGCGTGATTCCTATACGTACAGAGTAGCCCAGCTAGCTGTACATACAGGGATTGCGCCTAGTGAGTTTATCAATATGGATAGCAGTATGTTAAGAGCTATACAAGAAGTGCTAAAGAAACAGGCGGAAGATAGGAATCATGCCAGTAGAGGTAGAAGGTCTAGAAGGGTTTAGAAAAGCCCTGAAAGAATTAGCACCTAATATAGCCAAGGAAATGAACAATCAAATTAAGGCTCAATTAAGCCCTATTGTTCAAGATGCTAGGGCTAAAGTGCCTGCGTTTGTTTTTGGCCCACCAAACAATTGGTCAAACAATCCTGGTAGCGGTTTTCCAGAATATAACCCATCGCTCATTAGAGCTGGGCTTGTTTATTCTATGGCTGGTCAAAAGAAAACCAAGGGTGGCTTTAAGTCTATGATTAGCCTACTAAACAAAAACGCTGCCGGCGCAATCATTGAAACAGCAGGCAGAACTAACCCTTATGGCAGACCTACAAGCCACATAGTATCTATTGGTAGATATGGTCGCACTATGCGTATCAAAACCACGAAAGATAGTCAGAGCAATAATCCAGATGCAGGTAACATGATGATCAACAGGCTGGATGCTCACGTTGGAGAATTGCAGAATTACAAAGCAAGCAACCCAAAAACCCGTGGTCGTTTACTTTATGCAGCTTATGCAGAAAACCAAGGCAAAGCGGTTGCCGCTATTATGAATGCAATTAACAAAGCAAGAGAAGATTTTAACAGGCAATCTGTGCTTTATGATTACAAGAAGGTGGCTTAATGAGTACTAACATTGTTGTTCGCATCATTGGCGAACTTAAAGATGCTGGATTTATTAAAGCTGAGAAACGATCATCTGCCTTAGAAAAGAAGTTTGATAAATTAGGAAAGACGGCTAAGCGCACATTTTTGGCTATTGCTGGTATCGGTGCGCTGAAAAAATCAATCACCGCGTTTGCTGCTGAAGATAAAGCTGTTAGGCAGTTAACAGTATCCTTGAACAATTTAGGTTTAGCCTACAACGTTCCAGCCTTAGAAGCGTTTATCAAACAAACAGAATTAGCCACAGGTGTTTCTGGCGAACAATTACGCCCGGCCATACGTGATCTTGTAGCAACTACCTTAGATGCCGAGCAGGCAACGCAATTACTAAACACAGCACTTGATTTAGCAGCAGGCACAGGCGCAAGTTTGGATGCAACTGTCAACGCATTAACAAGAGCCTTCAACGGCAACTTTGCTTCATTAGGCAAAATCCAAACGAGATACACATCTGCTGAACTTGAAGCTATGGGATTTGCTGAAGCAATAGCAACCCTTAATGGTGAGTTTAAAGGCACATCTGCTGCTGCTGCCGATTCGTATCAAGGCAAAATAGACAGGTTAGGCACAGCCCTAGATGATGCCGCCAAGATTATTGGTGAAGATGTTTTACAGGCTTTAGAGAAGTTAGCAGATGGCGATTTTGATAAAGTGTTATCTGGTATTGCCAATGCTGCCAATTTCTTAGGATCAGCATTTAATTCATTAGCATTTAGTTTGGCTTATACCCGTGAGTTTTTAGGCACAGGATTTAGAATTGATGCTGGTGAACAAGCTAAATTAGATGCTATAAAGAATCAGTTTTTCCCAACACCTGGATTTGGTGGAACTAGAACAAACCCTGCCTTGCTGCGTGATTATGCTAAACAATTAGAATTACAAAAGAAGATTGTTAAAGAGCGCGACAAAGCCGTTAAATTATCTGAGAAAGATAAAAAGAACCAGGCTGCACTTGCTAGAGCAAAGGCTGTATTTGACTTAGAAAAGATACAGATAGAGGCTGCATTACAGGGCAAGATTACTGAAGAAGAACGCACACGTTTGTTGCTTATGAAGGCTATTTTAGAAGAAGATGCTGATAAGGCAGAAAAACTATCTGCAAGGCTAGAAACGATACAAAAGCAAACTTTAGAACTAGCAGAATCTTTAACTACGCTTGAAGCAAACGATCCGTTTGCCAAGTGGGGCGATTACTTTGATGCCGCTAAAAAGAACATCAAAGATTTGTTTGACACCTTAGCCAAACAACAAATAGCTTTAAATGAACTAACAAGTGGTATTACAGCAGGGCGAGCAAAAGCGAATCAAAATGTTCTGGATGCTAAAACTGACAAAGCGGCAGCCTACGCGGTAGCTGCTGGTCAAACAAGAGAAGAAGCTGAACGCGCTACTAGAGAAGCAGCCGAGGCAGCAGCAGCCGCGGCAAAAGCTTTAGCTGAAGCAAAAACTGCTGAAGAAAGAGCGGCAGCCGAAGAAGGAGCGCGAGCAGCAGCCGAGGCTGCAAGAGCGGCAGAATTACTAACAGAAACAATAGCAGTAGCAGATTATGCAACAGCGTTAGCAGAGGAAGCATTGGCTAATGAGTATTTAGGTCAATCTATGGATGCAGCATTTAGAGCTGGCATTATTCCTAACGTTGAAATAAACGTTACTGTTGAAGGTAACGTTACAAGTGCTGAGGATTTGGCTGAGGTCATTACAGACATTCAATACAATTACCAAAAAACAGGCAAAGGACTTATTTTGCAAAGTAGGGCAATTTAATGCCAGCACCAACGCTGCGTGTCTTTGTTGACTTTGATAGCGACACCGCTTTTGAAATTAACCCACTAATCTTAGATAGCGCAACTGAAGGCATATTAGGCACAAACACGCTTGGCTCAGGCACGTTGCCAATTGAGATTACAGATCTAGTTACCAAAGTTTCTATCAGGCGTGGGCGCAATCGTTTAACATCCCAGTTTGAGGCTGGCACGGCTAACGTAACGCTTTATGATCAAACAGGTGATTGGAATCCGACTAATCCTGCCAGTATCTATTATCCAAACCTTGTTCCGCTTAGACAGATAATTATCTACGCAACTTACAACAGCCAAGACTATTTCCTATTCTCAGGCTTTATTAACACATACGACACAGGTTTTAGACAAGGCAACGATGAATTAAGCACAGTAACCTTGCGCTGCGTAGATGGCTTTAAGTTGCTTGCAGGTTCAGGCATAACAACTGTTACAGGCTCAGGGGTGCAAACTTCAGGGGCTAGAGTAAATGCCATCTTAGATGAAATTGAATGGCCTTTAAGCTTGCGTAACGTAGACACAGGCGATTCAACCCTTCAGGCAGACCCAGGCACAGACAGGGATGCCCTTCAGGCGCTCTTTAACGTGGAACAGAGCGAGTTTGGCGGTATCTTCCTAGATGCCAATGGCAAGGTTGATTTTGTAAGCCGTAATGCCCTTATAGCCACGCCAGCGTTCCCGGTCTATGAGTTTAGCGATCAAGGCACGGACATTTCATACACTAATGCCGTAGTTGCCTTTGATGATACAAACTTGATAAATGATGTAACCATCACACGTTTGGGTGGCACAGCTCAGAATGCCTTTGACCAAGATTCCATTGATAAGTATTTCTTGCATTCAGGTCAACGCTCAGGCATATTGGTGCAGACCAATGCTGAAGCTTTAGATCAAGCTGAAGGCATCCTAG